TGTCTCAGCCAAGCAAAACTCGCCGGACTGAAGCATGAACGGGTCATCCTCTGTCTTGTCCGCGATGTTGATACGCACCAACTCAGGGCTATAAATGCTCTCCACCATCAGGTAGTCACCCAACCGCAAGTCCAAACTGGCTGGATTAAGCAGCTCTTCATCGAATGGGACGACCATCTGGCTTTTTCGACACCGAGCCGAGATCTCCCAGTCACACAGAACTGCCATCCGAAGGACGCAAAAATCAATCCTACTGATCTTGCCTCAAAATCTTCTTCTCACTGTGATACGCACCTTTTTGGTACATCTCAGTCATGTCTCGCACCCATGGCACAAGCCAGTCATTGACTCTTGAACACTGATCCCAGTTCACCGGCTTGGCACACTGCACCACAACAGTCGTCCAGAACGCACTGATAAACGCCCAAATCCAGTACAGGTCACTCATTAACCAGAATTACCCAGCCGGTTTTTGGCCCTTCAGCTTGCCAGCGTTGATAAAACGCAGCCTGCCTCACTCGAACGTTTCGTCCCAGGTGTGGGTTGGAGTGACCGCCTTTTTCCATTTCGGGGTAGCCCTGAGGGTCTTGCATGATCCACTCAGGGTCACTGCTGTTTTTGCCTGCATAACCGCTGATGACGCTCCAGTGCCCACAGCTAAATGCATTGCACATCGGTGGCTCGCCCAAGAGCATATTGCCTCCGTGAAGCCAACCGACCAGCACTGGCCTGCCTGCTTCAAGCTCTCGCTCAACCAAGTCAGCGTCACCGTCCTTGCGAAACTCAGCCTGCAAGCCAAGGCTGCGCAGTGCTGCGAGCTGAGCGTCTACTGACGTGCTGTCGCCGTACTTAGCGCGGATTTCGTTGTACTCATCATCTGTGCGCACCTTCTTGTAATACGCCGCCACCATGGCTGCCGCTGAGCTGAAACACTCGCGATAGCCAGTTCCGGTTTTGTTGTCCCACTGCCGAAAGTACGGCATGTAGATCTGCTGGTCATATCCACTCTCCTTCCACGCCTGAAACCAATCAGCCTCGTTTTCTTCCAGTAATTCCTCTGGCAGCGACTCCTCAAGTTGTTTAATTGCAGCCAGCTGATGGGGCGTGCCACGAAAAAACTGGAAAAACGGCAGTAGGGCAAGACCCATGGCTAGCAACAGCAAGGTCACTTGGATGATGCCGGACAAAACCTACTTTTCAACTCTTGTGTCAGGCAACAGCAGTTCACGCAGGTGCTTGACCGCCAAGTCGTCGAGGTCGTTGTCAGTGCGAGTGACGATCTTCTCCAGCATCGCCACAATCAGTTCTTTAAATGCCCTTGAACGCCACATGGTCATAACCAAGGGCTTGAGTACTAAAAGCATGAGACTGTTTTGAACAGCATCAATACCTTAGTTCCTATTGCTGTGGCCTTCCAGTCGCGCTACTGACTGCTCCAGATTTGCGAGTCGCGCAAAAATTTCTTGATCGCGAGTCCTGATGTCTGCGTGAAGCACATCAAGGCGATTGGCTAGGTTGTCGACAGCGGTTGTAAGCCGTATCAGGGAGTCACGTCCTTGCTGGCTTTGACGGCTCATTCCTGTCAACCCAGCAGAGGCAACGCCGACAGACGCTCCAGCCACTGCAGCCCAAACTTCAACCACCATTCGACCCCTAGCGTCAAACCATCATGGCAGAGACCAAGGAAACGCAAGGCCAAGAGCAAGAAGAACAAGACCACGGCTGGCTTGGTGATTTTGTCCGCATCACAATCATGCTGTGGGCGATGGCGATTATCACTGCTAATTACGTCGGTTATTTCAAGGGTCAAATTGACGTGACCTTCAGTGCATCACTGCTTAGTTCGACTGCAGCTAGCTACGGGTTGACCATGAACAGAACAGGCAAGAAGAAAAGAGATGAAAGCGTTAACCTTGAAAGCAAAAGCACCACTACAACCACCAAATGAAACGCACACTTTTGGTATTGGGGATTACTTTGCTCGCTGCCCCTGCCCAGGCTGATCTCACCCACAGGCTTAGCAGCAGTATTCAGCTGGATGTTGGCGGTGCTTCAACCCGTGCCGTTCGAGTTGGAAACAGCTACTCAATCAGCGGCAGCGGTGTTGACACCAGCGTTACTTCAGGCGGAACCACCACTAGCGATGCCATCGGTGGGCTTGGAGCAGTCACTGACGGCGTCAATGCTGTCACGATTCCAGATGCAACTCAGGCGACTGGTGGCAATGCTTTCAGTTTTGCCAACAGCTACACGCAGGGCGATGCGGTTCCTAGTTCGGCGCCGACAGTCGGTGAAGTCCCTGCATTCGGCGACGTGACCAGCACCGCAGCAGGCACTAACACTGGCCTCGCAGGCACGATCACTACCAACGGATCGATCACCATAACGCCAGGCGGAGGAAACACCAGCGCGATCGGGCAGGTGATCAGTGAACTGCAAAGCCGCTAGTGCCCTACTGCTGCTGTTGGCAGCGCCAGCAGCGGCTGTTCCTGTAGTGCCTAATTTTTCGCAGGGTGTGGTCTCATCCTCGACACAGTCGAAATCTGTGATCCGCGAGAGCATCGTGTCTGAGTCGTATCGCACTGGATTTGAGTACACGGTCAGTGGCACTGGAGTCGAGCCAACAAATGGCGTTGTAAGCCCATCGCCAGGGACAAATAGTCTAAATTTCTCAGGTCGTACAACTTGGAAGCAATCCGATCCAGGGGCAGCATTTCAGTTTGCTGAGACTTATCAAGGGCCTGGCTTGATTGAGAAAGTAATGATTGACAGGGAGACCATTATTGAGAGCGTTACCGAATCCACCAGCACATTCAGCCAATGAGAGCGACAGCAACTGCGCTGCTACTTGGGTTGATTTACACAGCACCTGCCGCCGCACAGGTCAGTGCAACTGCATCGCCTGTCTCAAATAGCAGCGGATCAGTGGTCAATCAAGCTGTTCAGATCACCCCAGGTCAATACCAAAAGTTCAGCTTCGGCTCTGGCATCCAGTGCGATGGAGCGACACTAAACATTTCACCCTTCATGTCTGGGGTTCACTCCTTTGGCAAGCCAAATAATGAGTATTACCAAGAACCGGTTTACGACAACAGCGACAACTATGGCTTGATTGACCCGGAGACTGGCTTGGACGGGCCAGACGGAATACCTGACAATCCTGGAAAAATCCTGTTCATGAAGCCAATGAGAACCGGCTATCGCAGCAACTTCAGCAACAACTTTGGAATTACTGCCACTATCTCAGTACCGCTAGATCGTCGTGCTATCAATCAGTGTCTAAAAGCAGCAGAAAAGCAAGTTGCGCTTTACGAGCAGAGCCTTGCTGACAAGCGGTTGAATTACGAGATGGGGCGCCTCAAGGCATGTGCTCAGGCGATTCGTGAGGGTTATGGTTTTTCCAACAACAGCCCTTTTAAGGCGATTTGTGCAGACGTAGTACTTAAGCCGATTCCTGTTGAGGGCCACACCCACGAAATTATTTACCCACAGCCCGACGTAAAGCCATTAGTGCGCGATTCCGATCTCGTTGCGCCAGGATCCGCTCCCGTAAAGATACCGGTTTCTCCTTTTTCAAAAGCAGCTTCTTCACGACCTTCTTCGTAATTGGCTTGGCTAGCTTCTGCAGCACTGATGCAATTGGCTTGCTCAAGATGGCAGCAGTAGTGGCAAACGCTGCAGTCACTGCAACCGAAACAGTCGGGCCGACATCAGGCACATAATTGTTGACGACCTGTGCGATAGGCACAGGATCCCAAAGCGCTACACACTTGCCGTCTTGCAGCTCATAGCCCGCAAGAACCTCTGTCCCTAATTTGTTAAACGATCCGATTTCTTTTGCGCCGAAAGCTGGGCACGGTGGATCTGGTGGCAACCTTGAGTTGTCGGGATCAGGACTCGGCACACCAAGGGAAGGGGCTGCAGCCGGGGCTTTTGGTTCCGGCTTTTTACTGTCTGCTTTTGGCGGCTCAACCCATGTGAAATCACGGGGCCTGTAATCAGGCGCGTCATAGACAGGCACAGCTCCATCGCACAACGTGACATTGCCTCGTGGATCATCCTCAAAAGTCTCAACGCCTTTGCCCTTGCTGATACGCGCCCGAACGCAGCCAGGCATTTCAATAACTGGAAACGCTGCTGAGGTGACTGGTGGTGCAGCTGGTAAAACAGGGGGCGGGATTGGTTGACCCACAGAGATGTTGGGCACGCCAATCCGTTGCACACCTATTTCACGAATTTGAGGCATGAAGTCAGAGCGGTTTACAGCAGGTCAACTTTGGATTGAACGTAACCGCAGACGCGAGGGTCCGCCTGTTGTTTACGCCGTGATGTCAGGCAAAACAGCTCGGTTGTTTACTGACCATAAGGCCATCTTGAAATGGGTGAAGTGGCCCAAAGGTACGCCTACAGGTGACGCGCTACGAGAGTGGCTGGCGTCGTTTGACAAGAAACCTGAGGCACCCGCGCCAGAACTGGACATGGCGAAAGTCAAGGCGGAAGGCTTCGGACCTGAAGCTCATGACGACGATCCAACTGCCAACACCAAGATGGTGACCTAAGGGTTGAACCTGATCGCTCATGGAAGCTTGAACGGCACAGCCGGTCCAGTGCTGGTCGGCAACTCTGGCATGGCCTCGTCAATTTGGCCTGGCACCATGTCAGTCACCTTGCCGGTGATGTCATCCATCATGTCGGCGGCCATGTCGTCGATCATTCCTGGGATTTGAGCAAAGGCAGCGATGCTGAGACCAACTAGCGTTCCAGACATCACAAAGCCCAGCACGCCAAGCACGTTGTAGACCTTTTGCATGGTTCTTAGATGCACTCATCCATGCTACGGCGCTCGTAATACCGCTTCAATTTCTCGCACTCTCTGGCTTTGCTGTGTTGACCAAACTGATCAAATAGCACTGCTCGTGCATGTTCATAACGGATAGCAGTTGGCAAAAGCTCTGTTGGAACGCGGCTGCCCATTGGGGAGAACCTGTTGCCGTTGAGTTTGGTGCTCATGGTAAATAGATAAACAAAAGGCCCCCCAAAAAAGGGAGCCTCCTGCTGACCTGTGTGAAGAGTCGACTGAGTTATAGCTCAGAAGCTGAATTT